CGTTAAGGTTGAGCCTTCCCAAGCGTCGAGCAACCATCCTATCAACTCTGATGGAAGGGAGTTTAGATCAAACGTGTCCGCTGCTGCCACATATGTAGAGAAGCCTCTAGCAGACGGCCCTACAGGAGTGAGTATCTTACCTTGTGTCGGATGGACAAGGGTAATGACCCTGGCATTGCCTCCATCATCCAACTCGAAAGCAGACCTACCTGACGGGCGCTGACCAGAGGCAGCATCGAATACTCTTATGGACTTTTCAGCCATCACCTACTCCTGCGGTAGAGCCTGCAATTGATTGCAGCTTAAATCTGTATAATGCGGGACGTTACTCGTGCTCCGACCTTTCCAAGTTTCCATCCACGTGTGGCAGTCCCTCCCCACTCTTGGCCATAGGGCTTGCGGTCGTGGACCACCCTACCTTGTCGGACGGACCACAGCTCGGTAACCGGGACTTTAGGGATCTTCCCGCAGAACCAGAAGGCCTCGATCTTAGCGCCTCCCTTTCCCCCCATATCTTGAGTGGCTTCAACAAAGAAGTTGTAAGCCTCCATCCCAGCCATCACGATTGCATGACCAGTCGGGAGGAATACTTCGAGACTCTCAATTTGCCGGTTAAACGCTTCAGAATCCCATCCAGGGTTCTCTCTCCGTATGTCGGCAGTGACATATTCACGGGGAGCACGATTATCTGCAAACCGGACCCTTATTCTCCATGCTAGGGACGGGGCCTTCGGTACTACGATCTGCTGATTCATGAGTTCTCCTCAGTTGCAATTCAAGTTAAGGATTCTTTCCTGTATTTCCTTCGGCAGCTCCAAGAAGGAACGCAATACGAACACGCTCTCCTCGTCCCCTATTACGGCAGATTCAGCATAAGCACTATGAACCCTGGACATCCCATAAATGCAACCAGAGTAAGCTATCAGATAGAGTACACTCCCAGGCCACCGGGCATGTACTGTAGCGGTCCATTGAGCGACAGCATACGCGCCTCTACTTGTTAATCGAAAACCTCCTGGGCTGACATGGAAGCTGTCATGTACGCGGACAATCGCCTTATCAAAGAGCACGACTATAGGTTCCAGATAAGCACAAACTCTAATGGCGTCATTGTCCTCATATATCCCATGAATGCACACGTAAATGAGGTTCCCTTCTATGCAGATATTAGCCCATCCTTTGGGGAAAATGAGTTTTTCTCGTTCCATCGAGAATAATCCTAAAGTCTTGAAGCCACCTCCATAACTACCATCCCAAACAGCCCCCACAAAGTAAGACTTATGCCCAAGAGGATCACCCACCGAAATCTAGTAACAAACGGGTCCTTCATAGCTAACTGTACAAGTAGCGGAGAGTCAGCATCAGATTTGCCGACAGCGGGCTGAACGTCGAGGCAATATTCTGCTTGATATTGAAATACAGGTTCTTCGCCCCAGCGAGAGCACCAGTATCAAGGGACAACCTGTTTGTAGTGGTAGCCATGGCTGTCCCAGCCCAGGTTGCCGATCCCGGAGCCCCATTCGTGGTCGTCACGCCCTTGATAGTGCTATTCGCTGGGGTGGCCGACCCGAGAAATGTGCTGTTGGCTGCAAGGTGAGTCGCGTCGTCCCAACACTCAAGGTAGGGGATTCCAGCCGTCGCTCCGTCAAAGTAAATAGCAAAGACATAGCGGGTGTTACCTCCGGACTGCGCTCCAGCCGTAGTCCCAGCAAGGGGAACCTGCTGGTACTCATGATCGGTGTTTGAGTAGTCATAAACGAATGTCTTCGGTGCCTCGATTGAGCCAGCAGCAGGAATAACTACCGGATACTTTGCACCCGTCCCTGCATCGCCGTCAGTCTGCTGGTCATCAAGGAACATCAGCTTATCATTCGTGCGGTCGATCACCACCCAGTTAGAGGACGATCCACCAGCTCCGCCGCTGGCATTTCCGGTGTTTGCCCCATCATTCACCGTGTCATTGAAGAGCCATGTCACATTCGGTTTTGCCATCTCGAACTCCTTCAGCCTTAACCCGTTTTAGGCAGTGTCAGGGTGCTTTCTCTCTTCCTGACCGTCACGATGATTTTATCTCCAGCCCTCGCCTTCGCCCAGGCAAGAGCAAATGTTTTCAACGGAGCAACCAGCGTTCCGGGGTTACTGTCATTCCCCACAAGTTGGTCCACGTGCAGACTTGCCATAAACCTCCTCCTGCAATTGATTGCAGATCACTCGGTATAGAACGCATGATCAGAGTCTTCACCACAAACCCACAGCATGCGTATCCCGGCCTTACCTAAAGCACATTTGCCACACACCGGCTGTGGGTACAACTTGGTGTCACAGACAGGACAAAAATAATCTGCCCCCGCTGGGTTATCTTCGTTTACAATCTTCGGCTTGTGGTCTGAACGTTTAGGCCTGGTCCGTTCAGCAGCCGCAGCCTGAGCAACAGAAGCCGGTTCTCGTTTAGGAACGGGTCGAGTCTGGATCTTACTGTTTACCACGCGCCATTCCACTCTATCGCGGGCAAACTGAGCTGCCTGCTCGGGGGTGGGCATACCTACTCCCACAACGGTCCAGCTAGGGTCAGCTTCCGCTTCATCCAGAGCCTCTTTCATCCATTCTTTGCGCTGGCCCCTCCAATCAAGGGACATAGCTTTCAGGGCCGCTCGAATGGTTCCACGTTCATAAGCATTCAGGAAATCTACAATATCTGTAACCTTATCTATCTCCATGCTCTCCACCTAGTAACAGTTCCAAGTGCTATAGCTATAGTTACAAGCATTACACAAGTATCCCGCATACCCACAGGCGTTACCTTCACAATTATCCGTACATGGATTAGCAGGTACCCTACCGGACTCGCACCCACAACCCCAAGAATGTTTTACAAACCCTATAATACAGTAATTCCCCTCGGGGCAGGCACCCTGACTCTTGCACCAATGCGTACCCTCACCGTAATTCCACGACCCACGATTACTAACGATAACATCGACAGTCGCACGTTGTCCGCACTTGTCGATACAGACAACGGTAAACTTGCACCCACTGGCCGTGCCGACAGTAACGTACCCATTCTCATCAATCGAAATACCAGAGGCCGAGGCACCCTCAATAGACCAACTGTAAGGATCAAACCCACCGGCAGCCGTGTATTGATATCCCCCCGGACTCGTAACAGAGGAGGACCCTGCCACGGTTAGCTCTCCTGCTGTCCCGCAATCCTCACACTGCTCCAGGCAGGAGGACATAGCCTCTTGTTTCAACGTCTCATATTGATTATTGTATTCCTCCGATCCTGGAGTCAATGACGAGTAATCTTGGGACATGATCTCGTCTATAGACCGGGCTCCAGAGTAGTTCTGAGTAGTCCCGTACTTAGAGAATTCATTCTCGCAAATGGTCTGGCAGTCACAAGGTTCGGTCTCTGCATTCGTGGACAGAGCATAGGAAAACCGCCCTTGAAGGCAATCAGCCTGGAACCCTTCATCACCACAATACTGAGATATACAGGCTGCGCCACCTCCATCTGAGCATTTAGAGGATTCGAAGCAGCCTTTCTTGTTAGTCTCCTTGCTAATGCAGCATTTCTTTGGAGGAGCACACTTTTCAGTTGTGCCATCATCTTTGGTACAGTTGACTATTTTGTCTTCGTCTTTCTTTTGCTTGTCGTCGGGGTCATCATCGGTCGTCTCACACTCAGAGGCGGGATAGCATCCCATTATTCCATCTGTCTTGTTTTTGCAGCACAACGTTCCAGAACCACACTCTGTGGTCTCCCCCTTTTGGCCAGTATCGCACTTGGTCACGTCGTCCACACAAGTCAATTGGCCTTGCACGTAGCACATGTGGCCCTGACCTAACCCTACCCCACATATGTCTAGTTCGGATTCCAGCCAGCATCCATCTTGGTGATCTTTCTGTCCATAGTAGCGCTGCTCACCGCCACAGGCGTCCAGTTCGCCAACTGGATATTGACCAACAGTCCCTCCCTTCTGACCCCAAACATTGCCTCCTTCGGCAGAATCGCAGTCTCCAGGATCGGCACAGATGAGTGACCCATCTACCTTACAGAGGACCTTTCCAGATCCGCCCTCATCATCAGCAGTCGATCCACAAGCAAGCTCCCCTTCGACACAAAGGCCGGGATCACAGCAATCATCGGGGGCGTCTGGATCGTCGTCGGTCTCAGACACGACGGTCACATCACCGGAGTCATCTACCGGCTCTTCTCTAGCCACTTTCAGGATAGCGCGGAGCCTGTCCGTACCCAACGCTATCCCGGTGAAGTAGTTGACCACGGCACCCTGCGCCTTATAGGTCACGCATACCGGGGTCTCTGAAGTAAGTAGGGTGTTTAAATTGATCGTCTTCCCGCTATGTGACGAGTACAGGTTAGACCCAGTATGCGTAAGCTCACCAGTCTCTGCGTCTTCGGTGAACCTCCACACGCCGGTAACAGAGAACGGGAATTTATTCAACTCGATCTGCGAGACACCCTCAATGTCGTTCTTGACTGTGGCCTCTTCATTTTCAATCTCCACCACCTTCAAGTTGTTCTGAGTCCATTGTAGCTTTCCGTGCTTGGGCTTGGTGTCAATTGTCATGTAGACAGAGCGCCCATCTGAGATAGGAGCACCGCCCATCTCGGCATAGACGAGGCAGGATGTCTTCTCATCAATCAAAATTTCTGGCTTTAAAATCTCAAGAGTGATACGAGGCGGGCAACGGCAAGGGTTCCCAATATAAACCTCAGCAGAATCGGAGTTACCACTAACAGTAACCTTGATCTCATCAGTGCCTACCGTAGTCTTAGCATGAACGGTGTTAAGGGCCACGCCGTCCACGTAGTAATCGACCCTGACTAACTGGTCGCAGTAATTGAAGGGGGAAGTTAGTGTGACCTCTGATCCATCTACCGTATATCCGCCAGAAGCGAAGTTATGCGTCTTGCCCGTGTCCTTGTAAGCGTAAATCCCTCGTATGGAGGCAGGAGGAAAATTGAGCTTGACTGAGTAAAAACTAGACGCTCGGACCTCTTCCCCAGTGATCAGCGCCGACCCTGTAGTAGATATGGACATGCCTAGAGTAGTTAGTCCGAATACTGACGCCCACGAAATAGGCAGTCCATTAACTGGGTCTCCGTTCTGATCAGCAACGCGAGCATAAGCTTTGGTCTGAGCGGCAGTGGAATTGAGCAGACAAGTCTCGGGGATAGTTAGATCTAGGCGATATCCAGCAGAAGACCCAACTGCGATTATCTTAATCCGATTGCCGAATTCAGGGATCTCTGGCTCTTCCATCACATCGGAAAGCACGGGGTCAGAGATGACTAAGTCTGCTACCTCCGGAGTCCTGTCTACACGGGTAATGAGGATGTCTCCAGCCGGGTTAGTGGACACGAAGGCATCGTCTCCATACCCGAGCTTGAGGATAGAAGACATAATCTCTATGGGATAAAGGCCGTCAGCAGTATATGAACCAGCTCGGACTAGGAAATCCTCGATGTCGGAGTTAGCCGCACTCCAGACCAAGCCGCATAGAGGGATTATCTCCTCACAGATCCTGAAGAAGCTTGTGTCAGTGTCCCATGTTCTGGATATCTTGATAGCGAATGGCTCGCCTAGCAGTGCTGTCTTCGACCGACCCCACAAAGCGGTTTCAGTTGAGTGTATGCCCACTTTGAACGTAGGGCGCTCAATGAAGAAGGTCCCCTGCGACACAAGACCAGATCCGGTGTCTGTCTGTACTTCTATACGTGGGGTCTTCGTGATGATAGAGAAGTCCAGGGTGTCATAAAGTGACAGGTCGCTTAGTTCCAGAGTCAGCTCGCGGCAATAACTCTCCATATCTTCGGTGATCTGGAATCTGGTCACCTTAGAGGTAATATCCACACCATCTAAAAGGACTTTGACAGAGTACATCACGTCTCCTGCAATTGCTTGCAATTACGGCGCTGTGGTTGTGGTCGTCGTACTGCTAGTCGTGGTTGTGGTCGTCGTGGTCATGGTCCCTGTAGATATCTCATCCAGCACTACCAATGACGCCTCGTAGCTATAATACCGCACGTTTTCTATGGTGTCGAACACGATGTTAGGCCACGCTCTGAACCCGCCAGGACGAGCGAAGATGGCTTCCCACACGCAGATCCCATCTGTGAAATAGAACGAGACACCTGTATCTATCAGAGCCTCTATTGCGCGGACGGTGGATTCTGACAGGGCATCCTCTTCTGAGAATTCAATTCTAGTCCCAGCAGCAACGCGCCCAAAGTCTTGGACTACCACCCCACCGAACGTCGGGCGCACAGATCCACGCAAGTCTGATCCATCTCTTGGGGAGTATTCCCCATAAAGCGGGTCTTGGTCCAATACGATCAGCGTAGAGGGCTGAGGACTCGCAGTCTGCGGATTACGAGTCGGGGAAATGTCCTTACTGTAGAAGCAAAATCTAGGCATAGACAAGCCCCATCTTTCTGAGTTCTTTTTCGATCTCGCGGATACGTTGACGAGAGTTCGGGCCACGGACCTTAGCGTCTAACTGGGTCTGACCTGCTTGCAGACGAAGGGTCACAGCATCCTCTACACTGACTGCCCCACCTTCAGCATAGTGGGCCACACCGGCCATAGACGGGCGCGGTAGGTCCACCCGCATGCTGTTCAAGGCATCGAAGAACGCGGCACCATATCGCTGCACAGCCTCTTTGCGGACCACAAATTCCCCAGCTTCGAGGAGAGCACGTACACGATCACCTCCGCCCCACCCTGACAACTTGCCAGACAGGCGATTCCATCCACCTTCTGCGAGCCTTTGAATGAAGCCGCCCCACCTGTTCTCCTCGACCCTCTGCACGTGAATGACATGAGTGGAGTGCGTAACCGTAGCCTCCAACTCTCTTAGCTTGGCGTCTACTTCTCGGGAGTCCACGTCCACCACATCTTGGCTGGTGACCGTGGTGGCATCCAAAGCGGAGAGCTTCTGGTCTACCTGAGTAGCATCAGGAACAACTGCTGCCGTGACTTCTGGAGTCGGGGCTTGCTCGATTGGCACTTCAATTGCTTGCTGAATTTGAGCAGGGTCAGGCGGCTTGACGGTAGCCTGTATCTCAGCTCGCTGGTCTGCAATTGATTGCACCTGGGCCTTGGCTTCCTCGACACCGTGCATCTGGACTTCGCCACTTGCAACAATGCGAGTTTGTTCGATATCTCTGAGAGATCCAGACAGGTTTTCGATGGAGTTGAATGCCTCTGTAGTGTCTGCTGCTACTTTGGCTGTAGTGGGGGCACCCGCCTCCTCTTTCTTGGCTCTAAGCTCCTCCAGTTTGGTGACGGCGTCTGCGGTCTCCGCGTCCATTATGGCCGTCTTGTCGAGGAGTTTTAGTTCATTGAATTTGCGAATCTTCTCCTCTGCTGCGGCGATGTCGATATCTATCTGACCCATCTTGTCGGGGGCAGCTTCCTTGACTTTGCCCTGCATTTCTTTGATAACGTTAGCCAGTTCGCGCATGGCAGAGATCTGCTCTCGGATAGCGCCCAACTGTTCCAATTGTACGCGGGCGGTTTCTTTTGCAGCAGCCTCCTTCTCCCGCTCTATGGCAATTTCCTTCTCAATCTGCTGGACCTTGAGCTTACCCAGTTCGGTCAGGCCACGGATAGCATCAGCATCCCCTTGAGCTGTCCCTGCCAGCTTCTTGTAGTATTCCTCTGCGCGGGCGATCCATTCAGCAGTTTCTTTAAACGAGCGCTCTGTATCTTCTGCCCCGCTGAAGAGAGCCTTACGCGCTTTTTGCATAGCCTCATCGGCTATCTTGCGGTCTGACGCATAAACCTGCTCTTCAGTCCACGTGCGAGATTGTATTTCGCGGATAGCGTCTTCCGTCTCCAGCTTTACCTGCTTCTTCTCGCTCTCAAGATCCTTTATTTTGGAGGCGTGTTGCTTTGCCTCTTTTAGAGCATTGGTATACGTCTCTACGACGACCTTTTCCCAGTCACGCAACGAGTCGATCTTGGCTTTCTGTAGATCTTCATAGATTTTCTTTTCCAGTTTGGCTGACTCCCCCGTCTGATCGACAGTGCGGGACAGGATATCAAGCTTCTTCTTGGCCTCCTCTTCTGCCAGATCAATCAGGGCCTTGGCCCGCTGTTCTTGTAGGGAGATTTCATTCCTGGCCTGGGTCGTGCGCTCAGAATCCGTGACAGCCACGGCACGGCCCTTCTCAAGCTCCATGGCATAGAAATCTTCGACTGTCTTTCTGAGGTCAGTGTAGGTACGTTCCAGATCGGACACTTGCTCCTTTGCGGCAGCTATGCCGATTTTCTGTTCCTTAGCCGCCTCCGTCACTTGATCCATCGACACGCCGAGACCCTTGGCGCGGGCAGTGGCCTCCATGGTTGCAAGTGATTGCGACTTCTGAGCCTTCTCCACCCGCATGAGTTCGGCTTTGGTGTCCACAAGCTGGTCAGTGGCGTTCTTGAGCGCGGCGTCATATTCACGGGTAGCCCTTTCCGCCTCTTCTACGCTGCCACCCATCTCTCCAAACCCAAGCATAGCGGATTCATCTGGTCTACCTTGGGCTATAAGGGAGTTGACGTAGTTCTGCCAGTACTGCTTCCTCTTTTCGAGGTCGGATTTGTAGTCCGGCAGGTCCTCGGCACGGGTGCGGCGGATCTCGGCCTCTCCCTTTATCACGGTGTCCTTGTACTTACCGTAATACTCCATCCAGTATTTGTAACCCTCGGCAGATTTGCCTATCTCCTTGGTTATCTCCTCGTGCTCCTTTACAATGCCGAGAAACTTCCAAAGGGCGATAACAGATCCAATGACGATAGCAAGACTGCCAAGGACTCCAATAAGGGCTCCAACCCTGCCTATTAGCGCGGCAGTGCCAGCGGACATTGATTCAAATATGGCCATCCGAGAAATGGTGTTAGCCATTCCTTGGTAGGCAAGCTCCAATCCCTTAGCTCCTTGTATAGCAGCCGTGAAGGCAGCAGGAGCTTGGGTCACCTGCCCTATGAGCATAGTTTTCAGGACGATGTCTAGCGCTTGGAACGTCTTCAAGATGGAGCCTAAAGGCCCAGACAGAGCACGGAATACCACGGCTCCTGTCTTCCAGGCTACAAAGTACAGGATAATGTCGCTGGTGGAAATCCCTATGAAGTTTGCAAGCGATTGCAGGGCTTTCAGGACGGGCAAGACAACGTCTGTAGCTAACCCATACAAAGATTGTCCAAACTCAATGATATTAGGGATAGCTTCCTTAACAACCCGAATAATGGTCGATATAGCTGCGCCCAACTTATCGGCGTAACGGTCCAAGTCACCCGAGGTCTGCAAACGAGCAATCTCATTGACCATGCCTTTCATGGCATTGGTAATGAGATCGATTGGCCCTCTCTGCATGACCGCATAGAAGAAATTCTTGACAGAGTCGGAGAGGTTGGCAAAGAGTCCACCAAGCCGTTCTGCCATCGCGGCCATTTGGCCACCGTACTTTTCACGCATCCCTTTCAGGATAGCCTCGATAGCTTGCTGGGCGGTTATTCCCTTTTGGGACAGCCCCTCTGTGACACTTCCGAGGATGTTAAACTCTTTGCGCAGAATCTCACCAGCATTAATCCCATACGAGGCAAGCTGGTTTAACTCTTGCTGGGCAACGCGCCCCATAGCTCTCATCTGACCAAGAGCACGAACAATACCTTCGAAGGTGTCAGGCCCGCCTCCAAGGGCGGCTACTGCGTCTCCAAGGTCGCGCATCATTTCAAGGTTGGGCTCCAGCCCATATGCCTTGAGCTGTATCCACGATTTCATGATCCCTTCAACATCAAAGGGGGTATCTTGTGCAAACTTTTGGATGGACTTGAATACTTCTTTGCCTTTATCCAGAGAGCCGTACATCTGCCCTAGCTGAGCCTCGAATGCTTGGAATTGAGCAGACAGATTGAACAGCCACTTCCCTGCTCCCAGCCCTCCAAGAGCGGCACCGATCTTGAGAGCTATACTCTCAATACCAGATGCCGCATTGTTCATGGATCGGAATGCTGCCTCTGACCCTTTGGCAGTAGTTGTCAAGGTGACCAGATCAGAGGAGACCTTCTTGACTGATCCGGTACCTTTTTCCACCACTCTCAGAATGATATCGAGCACCCGTGTTGCATCGGCCATGTTAACGCCCTTTCATCCACTTGCGCCATTCACGCTTGTCAGTTGTCCTCGACATCCTAACTGCTAGTGACAGCATCCTAATGTCTTCCAGGTAGTTCTCATCTGAGTGTTTCAAAGCGTCGAGGAACCAGGACCACCCGTAATCTCCTGCTTGTCCGTGACCTCTCTCAATGAGGAGACAGATTGCCCTACCAACGCTGATCTGACCTCTCTTTGCAACTCTGCCTGCACTTCCTCTGAAAGGGCGTCCAGTAGACCTGACTTCTTCAATAGTCCGAAAAAACTGGAGTTGACCTCTTTAAACGCCTCCCACAAAAGTTCAAGATCGGAGAAGGCGAGGCTGTATCTGTCCACATCCTCAAGCTTCAGGGTAGTGCAGGAGGGGAGCCATTCTTGGAGCTTCTGAGCAAACGTGGCTGGCTCTCCTTCCGAGGTAAGGTTCGGATTGTCCAGCAGCCCCTTTACCTGCATGGCAGTCAGTTCATACACGATGAATTCTTTTGAGGCCGTTTCAGGGGGATCTGTATCTGGAAGGACTACTGTCAGGGTTACTGCTTTCTGCTTTCGCATTGCACTTTTCCTTTCAAGTGCTGCAAGTGATTGCAGACATATGAGAATTTAGGGGGCCACCGCCCGAGGGGGAGAGGTGGACGGTGGCCCTTGTTTACCACTAGACGGCTCCCTACATGCTAGGGCGCGGTGGTTGTGGTCGTGGTGCTGGTTGTGGTCGTGGTACCGTAAACCACCGTGATGTATGGAGACTCGGGGTGATTGTTGGTATCCGCCAGACCTTCACCAGTAAAGCTCAGGGTTGACCATTCGTCACCGATCAGCGAGAACGCCCCATTGGGCTTGAGTTTCATTCGCCAGAATTCCCACAGCTCCTGCGGGCCTGCGGGGTTGAATGATTTGAAGCGAAGCGCATACTCTTTGGTGAGCGCCGTGTTTGCGTAGATCACCTTCGGGCTGGACCCTGCCAGGGTCGCCTTCAGGAACATGGCGAGGTTTCTGGCCGAGATCTCATCCAGAACAAAGTTCACGGTGTATCCGGCCTGGATGAGAGCAGACTTGTCTTTCAGTCTTGTCCCAGTTCGGGACGAGTAGTGCTCAAGCGTCTCCTCTGCCAGATCCACTTCCATCGAGGGGCAGTTACCCACATCGACAAATGAGGATGGAGGGGTCGCTCCGTTCCACTCTCCCATGAACAGAATGCCTTTCCCAAGCTGATAAAGCTCGGGATTCGGGGATTCATACAGTGGCATAACTCAATCCTCCTCTAACTGCGGGGATCAGAAACAGTATCGGAATAACGGACTATGAACCTAACGGCACGGCCTATCAGAGCTTCTCCCTTTGCAGATCTTGTGGTGCCAGAAGCAAGCTCCTCTGCAATTTCCACACCATGAAGGCCAAGGTTCCGATCCGCACCTAGAAGCACCCACCGTAAACACTTGTACAGGAGCAGGATTTCATAGACCGCCCGTCTCTCAGTAGACGGTTGAATCCAAAACTCCATGTCAAGATGGGTCTGGCGAGTGCAAGTGATTGCAGATCCACGGGCCTCTCTCTTAGTGACCGTGTCGTCATCATCGAAGAGGTTGACGCAGGGGTACTGGGTCATAGCCGAGGACGGGTTTACTCGTACATCAGCCACCGTGAACGGATAACCATTAGCGGCGGTTACTCCTCGGATTCTTTCAGAGGCAGCCCTGAAAATGTCTTCCATGTCAATCATGAGGACGGTCCTTTAATCAATTCCGAGGATATCAAGGATTTGCTCAATGGCGGCGTCTGCCACCTCTCCAACTTCCAACTGGGCGAAGGCGGGAATGGCGATCCCTCCCGGAGCTTGCCTTGAGAAGATACGGGGCTCACCGGGTCCAAGGTCGCCCCCGCTCGCCGGGGCAAGCGTAGTCCGAGGGCCAGGGCGTGGCCATGGCTTCTGGCCTACCCTGGAACCTCGCTCTAAGATTACTGGATAATGGTAGCCTTGAGGTGAGGCGACAGCATTCTCAAACTCGGCCTGAGTCCCATCTTGAGAGCGGATCGTCCATCCACGTTTAGCCGAGCCTCCTTTCCTGCCTCCCCTTCCTTTCTGGCTAACTCCAACGGGGGTGCGCCCTTGCAAGAGTCTGAGGTAAGTCGTAGCTATGCTAGCACGGAGAACATGATTCAGCAGGACAGAGCGGCTGGCTGCTCCTGTACTCAGGGTTCTTCGGCGTGTAGCCGTTCCCCCATCAACTTGAGGAATGTCCACATGAGCTTCTATCATTTGTCTGCTTTCACGAAGTATGCCACGTCTAGGACTTTCTCTACCTCAGCTACCTTGTAAGTCCGCCCATCAATTACCATCAGATCCCTCACCGCATCTTCTGCCACGTAATCAGGAGGTAACGAGCTTGCCTGGATAACATAGCCCTTAGCACGGAAAGGGGTTTGAGACTTTAATGCAGGAACCTTGACAGTCAGGTCTCCAGTAGGCACCACATCAAGAGGGATGTCCGTGAACGTCTCCTCATCAGCTACCACACCAGCAAACCTACGGTAGGTCACGGCCTGAACGAGGTCTTCTTGCCGAAACAAGACCTTCTCAAGGAATTGTCGTACCTTTCCAGAAATCCCGACTGCCATTAGATCAGCCCTCCACGAAGAGTGGTCAAAAACCTCCTCAGAAGGATGAAAATCACTGAGGTTGCATCCAGTGAAGCGGATTGAAACATGGCATATGCCGACCGCAGGGCTGGATCAGTTGAAAACTGGACGGAAAGAGGACCAACGGACAGCCCACTGACGCCAGTGGACCCCTCTTCCATAGAGCCGAGGGTCAAGAGGTGTCCATGGATCACCTGATAAGCCACTTCCGCCTGAGCTTGCTTTAGTTCCAGGGGAATGCTGGGAGCGGTCACGCCGTAACCCAAAGCTAGTGCCTCCAGGTCTTCCATGGTAGGACACCTGTCTTGAAGGTCATCAGAGAGGTTACTTGTCAGGTCGTTTTCACGATAGACAGCTCCCAATCTGACAGCCATGTAGCTATCACGCCCGTTTTTTCTTGGGTAGAGAACATCCCCAATGACGAGCCGAGGAAATTCGAGGGCCTGGGCCAAAGTGGCTTTAACACCACGAAAGCGCAAGGTGTCAATGAGCCCTGCACTCAATTGCAGCCGCCACTCTTTCTGTTCAGCAGTAAGAGCGGCCCAGGCAGTATAACTGGCCTCGGTAGTGAAGGGGGCGCGAGCGGCTAAATAGGCGTCTACCTCGGCAACGGAGGCATAACTGTTAGCGTTGCTTGCTCCAGCAGTGACTATCAGGGACATAGGTCACCTCTTAACTGGCTTAGCCTATGGGGCCGTGGTCGTGGTTGTCGTCGTGCTACTGGTTGTCGTACTGGTGGTGCTGGTTGTCGTGCTCGTGCTGCTGGTGGTGCTACTGGTGGTGCTGGTTGTCGTGGTTGTAGTCGTCGTAGCCGCCTCTGAGTCTTTATCATACCAGAAGACTATGAGCTGGTACGCCGACAGGTTGGTGTCACACGTAAGCCGGTGCATGGACGCTATGGAGACGTTTGCGGTTACATCCTTGACCGAATCGGCAAGCTGGGCAGCATCCCCATCGACAGCCAAGACTTTCAGGATTGTATCCGTGGTCCGAATACCGGGAAAAATCATCGAGCCAGAGTTGGCTCCAGTGACAACGTCGATCCGAAGTCCTTGCAGCTCTTTCAGGATGGACTTCAGGCCGCCCTTGCCTTGGGAAGAAAGCTTGGCACCGCCACTTCCGAAATGGCCAATGATAGTTTCAAGCATCCTTCACCTCCTCCGCAGACTCTTCCTGCTCGTCGGTCTGGTCGGGGGGTAGACTCTCGTACACTTCTGGCGGGGCCAGATCCACGCGCTCAAACGCCGGAACGTTCTTATGCGTGGTCAGGTCCTTGAGATCGTTCCACTCTTTTTCAGTGAACTCATACACACGGCGGGTAGCCCCATCCGTCATGTAAGCCACGAAGCGCCGAGAACGAAGCCCCACACCCGCGACGTAATTCTTGACAGGCAGTCTCAATTGTGCCTTGATCAAGGTGGGCATGTAATGTTCTCCTTAAACGCAGAAGGTTCAGCTCAGGGGTGGACTACCCGGCGCTGCGGTCAATCCAATGGACGAGGAGCTGCTTGGCCGAGGTGGACGCCGTAATCTTGAACCCGCCGGCCTCAACCGCCAGACCAGAGAGGCTGACCGCCGTGAGATCGGTCAGGTTATGCACCGACTGGACCATGTCTTCAGCGACCATGCCGGTCACCGCGATCAGCGTAGCCGATCCTGCCCCGGTCACGAGGGACGTTTTGACTTTCTCTTCGGGGTTTCTTGCACCCATGTTTCATACCTCCATTGAGGGATTCAAATTGCAATCACTTGCAAATGGAATGGTCAGAGAATGTTGAGGTTACGCTGCCTCGGTGACCCCTGTAACGAGGACCATGGCATCCTCTTCCTCGACTTGGAAGTCGCACCGGAGGGTCACAACAATGATGACCGTGCGGGCGCGAATGTCCTTGTCCGTCTCGACCGAAATGTCACGCTGAACGCCCCAGACGATATTCTGGGGGTGCGTGAACAGGACGTTTGCCTCGGGCATCATCGGAACGGGGAGAACAGGCACACCGTAGCCGTACACGGGACGGAAACCTTCGATGATTGCGTCTCCCAGTCCGGTCTCACGGTCAGCGAGGGTGTCCCGGTACTCTGTCTCGTTGTCCACGGACAGGAAGTAGCGCATGGCACCGAGGTTGCGCAGATACTGGTCGGGCATGGCCTTCTTTGCGGCCTTGAGAATGTGCTTGCCCATATTGGTGCTGGTGAGAGTCGCGGCATTGACGATATTCGAGGCAACCATCTGAATAACGCCGTCGAGCTGGGCCAGGAAAGTGTCCGCGCTGGACGTGTCACCGAGGATGAGCAGTTCTTCGAGGTCCAGGGCGCACCTCTCGATCACCATGTCCATGATCGTTCCTTCGAGGCCCCCGCGCTCGATATTGTCTTCGAGCACGTCATACGGGATATTCACCTCTGCGATCATTTCCTTGGTGGTCAGGGTGATCTTGCTGGTGGTCGGTGCGGAGCGGTCACTGCCTCTCAGAGGCACCCCTGAAGTGGCAGGGCGCAGGATGCGGGAGGCAAAACCGATCTTGTTGATTTCCCGCTGGGGGGCGCTCATGACCACGCGGCGGGTTTGTCCGAGCAGGATCGACTGTTTCTGAAGCTTCCTGACAAAAGTGTTGGATTGTTCGGTATTCAACCGACCGGCGGTCACGAGGTTTGCCACCGCGATATCGGCTTTGTCCACAATGGTCTGCTGTGCTGGACGCGGCATGAGAAATTTACCTCCGTAAAAGCAATGGACAGGAAAAGTGGTTCAGAGAAGACGCTGATACTTCCGTCTACTCTGTGCCGGTGCGAAAGATCAGCCCTCGGAACACGTCGGCCTTGTTGGCTTCCTCCCGAGCTTTCTCGTCGTCTGTCTTCTCGGCCTCCGTGGACTGATCGTCGGTGGAGTGATCTCCGACGACGCCGGGGACCGACTTCTGCATCTTTTCGACAGACTCGTTGACGGCAGCCAGAGCCTCGTTGGTCTTGGTCTGAGTCTCGGTCACCGCCTTCAAGGCCTCAGTGATCTGAGCCAGCCCGTCAACGGTGGGCTTCAGTGATTCATCAATCATTTTCTGAACATCTTCAGGCTTCATGTCTTCCTCGTCTCCTTGAGGTTCGGGAGTGGTGGTTGTGGTTGCTGTCTTCTCCTTTTCGACCTCTTGCCCGTCCTCGACTTCCTTCAGAATGGAAGTGAGAGTCTCAATGGCGCTCGTAAGAGCAGCCTGTCGAGCCTTGCTCATTTTCTTTCCGGCTTTCTGGATTTCCTCGACTCTGAAGGGATTCAGGAACGGGTAAGCGTCCCCAAACTTGTCCGACTTGCTGACTTCTCCACCGAGAGCGGTTGCAACTGATTGCAGCTTGGCCTCGAATCCGGACCATGCAGTTCTGATCAGGTCCAACTTCTGTGCGAAGGTGGTTTCAGTCTGGCCCATGACGCCGAAAAAGATCTGATCAAACTTCCAATATTCATCAAACACGGAATAGATCAGCTCATCCCGAATCCTTGCGGTAAGGTCCAGGTCGGCCTTGACTGACTCGTCCAGTTCCAGGGCATTAACTGGAGAGGCTGAGGGTTTAAATAAGCGGGTAAGGAAGTTTCCGGACTTCAACGCCTCCTCGGGGAAGTGGACAACCAGTCCCGAAATGTTCTGTGCGGCATCCAGAGTAACAAACTCTGCGGGCTGGTCTGACTTCAGAACCTCGGGCGGCAATTGGTCATAGTGCATGAGGTTGCCGATCTGCTTCTTCTGGTCAAATCGGGCGTCCTCTCCAACAACTGCCTTCAGGGCCTCCTCGGAGACGTTTTCCGGTGCAATGATCGTTCGGAGCACACGCCTCACTGCCACGCCATCATCCTCCTTCTGTGATTTGACAACGGTCCAGGGCATCTGGTTGGCCCCTCGCTTGACGAGGGACACAAACTTGGGCTTCGGGTCTACTAGAAACGTCACCTCCTTCTCTACCTGGGTTGATTCTACTACGGTTGTCATCCCTGGCATACTACACCTCGAATCTGTGGCTATGTCCTGCGGCTTCTTCGGTGACCACAGTCCCAAGAATTTGATGAAAATGGCCATCGTCGGACATGTCCGTTGCTCCGACTATGACGCGCCCCTTGTCATTGAACTCTACATAGAAGTTGTGACGGTGGGTGGGGACACCTGACTCGCCGTGGTCCCCGTCATACGTAGTACCAGTGACGATCTTAGCTATGTCTACAGCTACAACCTGCGGGATCTTTTGCACCATTGCGTTAAAACTGTAGCCGTTCAACTCTCCCTTCTCGACCTTATCCCAAGCGTCAGAGTCAGCAGGAATGCGAGTCCCTAAAATCCATGTACCTGGAGGGAACCCGTCTGGATCTCCTTCCTTGGTCAGATAGGATTCAACAACCTGCGCCCCACTTGGGATCTTGTCGTGCATGATATCGATCTTGGACACAAGCCCGTTAGCTATGAAATCATGAGCTAGTTGCATGATGTCAGTGGCGGTCATTGTCTCGCCGTCTACATCCACCTGAAGGGGGATATAAACTGGGCCGTAGACGTAATGCCATTCGGGGTCTAGGTCCTTGACCGACTTCTGTATATGGCAGTAAAGTTGAACGTTGGTTTCCACGAGTCCCTCGCTTTTGCAATCACTTGCAGATCGTTTAGCTGGTAGCCAAAATCCTCAAGTATTACAGGGAGTTATACCATATCTAGGGAACCTTGTCAATACATGCTCAAAACTTAGGGTGCCAAATCGAGTCAAATCGTTCTCAAAGCTGAAACTTAATTTCTGGCTTTATTCTTGAGATCGCTTTCCGGGCAATAGGGGAGGATGGGGGATCGAGGTTGCTCTAAATAAGACTCAGGACAGCCCGTTTGAGCCGTCCTGAAGAGGTGCAGGGGTTATCGTAGACTAAAGACTGACGGGGGGCTCCCAATGGACGGTAAGCTTGCTAGCTGCCTTTCTAGTGACCAGAGTGGCCACACCGGGGTTCTGATAAACCTGGCTGACGGTCAGGCGCTCTCCCTCTCGCCGCTGGGGACCAAGTCGAGAGTAGGATTTTACAAGCGTGTACCGGGCTCTGGTGCTCTTTCTCTCTTCCATCACGTATTCATCGAGCACGAGCTTGAAGCCAAAAGCCACGAAGATATAGCGCTCCTGACTAAGCTTATCCGATGCTGTCTGAAGCAAAAATCAAGTGGGTGTCCTCCTTCTGGTAAGCAGAAGGTTCAAAGAGAAAGACCCACGCTTTCCAGCCGACCCCCGCCCCGCCACCGCAGCGGCTAAGCGTTTAGCAGAAGGACGGCATGACAGCCCTACCATCTATCTGCTCTCTGGTAGGACCGGGAAGCGACCACGGATCTTTTAGAGAATCCTCCTGTGAATGCACCTGTTACGTGCCAAGGAGGACACCCACTTGATTTTTGCTTCAGACAGCATCAGGAGCACATCATTGGGCTGCCGATCCAACCACCCGATCAGATCTTTGTAGTTGCTGCTTTCTGGGTCCACGCGCTCTATCTTAGCCCACGCAGTGCGGATCTCGTCAATCAGGGCTTTAATGGCTCCCTTGGTCATCGGTTACTCCTTCGTGTCAACGCAGACAACGCGGTAGGTCGGGTTCAGCTTCTGGAGGTCATCGGCCCTGACCACTGCCTTCGTGGGATCGTCGGAAGTGAAGGACGGGACAGCCCGCCGGGTGCCGTCTTTCTTCAGGAAGTACACAGCGTAACGACCAGCAAGGGCCTTCTCAGTGGCCTTGGCTCGTTTAGCTGCAAAGTAAGCACGGGAGAGGGAAGACTGACTCATTCTGGACTCCTCAGATCAGAAAGGTTATCGAACCACTACCCACTCACGCTTGCCGTTCGGTCGCCGGATTTCAACGTAGCCAGAAGGGGTCACATCAGACTGAGCCTCATACTTGCCGTCCTTCAGGTCACGTTCGAATTTCGCTTTCTTGATTTCCCGAACCTTCATTTTTGGCTCCCTCGGTTAGTGGTCAGTTCCAACGTTCACTTTACTTATCGTCTAAAACGCGGAGGGAGCCAAGAAAAAAATGCCCACAACGCGAAAAGCCATCGATTTTTTGCAATCACTTGCAGGAGGGGGGTGGCCAGCCCCGGCTCAACACTGTCTAGGTTCGTTGGTCAACAAACCTTGATGCGACAGCTCCACGCGGCTGGCCTTGGCCATCTCGGGTCCACGCGCTGACCAGACGCGCTTTCCCTGCGGCCTCTGAAGGTTAGTAAGTTCAGTACGCCCCCACCAAACTGTTGAAGTAAATGGAGTTCGGGCCACGCGATTTGGACTTCTGGCCCTGATGAGCAGACAGCCCGCCGCCAGACGAAACGAAGAACTGTCTCCGTGTCTTGATGGAGGGGGCTCCCTTGCTACCGACCGTCGTCTGCACCTCCAGGAAGGACGGTAGCCCCACAGAGTTGCAAAACTGGGTGACCTTGATCTCCTCGAAGGAATACTCACCGAACGGGTTAAGGTCCAGCGTGCCGATAATCTCCAGCCCTTTTCTGAGGCCCTTGATCTGGCAAGGACGAGCAGACAGGGGAATA